ATAAGATACTTGCTCTTTGGGTATTTATAACAGTTAATGCTGATGTCGCGCCAGCTCCAGAATAAGAAGAAAATGATAAAGCATTTCCGTTACCTAAATTTACATTATTAGTGGTGGTGACGGTGCCGTTTGCGTCCGCTACAACAGTGGTTGCAGTCCAAACACCCCCGCTTAAATTTATATCTGTGCATTTAACAAAAGAACTGTATGTTACATCGTCGGTAGTTAAGGTTGTACCGGCGAGCGCGCTCGTTACCCCTGCAGAGGCATCTGCTGTAATAGAAAAATTTTCTGACGGTCCGTTATATGCCCTACAATAACTATATGCACTTAATTCGGTTATATTTGTTACCCCTAATGAGTTTAAGTTATAAGTCTGGCTAGTTGTTACGTACCCCGGCCCTGCCGCAGAGTTACTATTAGAATATACTATAACTAAATTTGGCATATTATATATTAGTTATATTAAATATCTTGCCAGTGCTTGGTACTAAAATATCTTCCCCGTTTATACATATAGTATCTGGTAAATTATATACATATTTACCCCCTGTTATTTTAAATTGCTCACCATCTACGTTTTCGTAAACTAAATAAGCAGATAAAGTAGGAGACGATAATGTAAAATAATTAGACTGTAAGCAGCTAATTACGTCGAGTGATTTTTTAGGTATTTCAATTTTATTCATTTGTTATTCAACTACAATATTATCTAAAATTGTCTTGTTCCATAAAAACGGAAATTTAAAATACGGCAATTGTAAATCTGTTGATTGTATTTGAATATCGATATCTGAATATTTTGGATTAAACACGAGTAAATTTAAGCCATTGTTTGTTACTGTGCTGCCGTTATCTAAAATTCTTCTCATACTAAAATTACTTACGCCGTTTATACTTAAAATCTTGGATACTATGTCATTTAAAGATATTAACTGGTTTAACTTACAATTTTCAGGTGCAAAATAATCTTGAAATATTGCATCTACATTATTTTTAATTTGATTTACATCCACTCTCAAATTTGTATCCTTTTTAATAACAAGATATGTAGATTTATAAACATCTAAATTAACTTCTTCCCCGGGTGCTAATAGACCAATTGTCACTGCAGTGTATACTGGGTCTTGCGGTATTAACTCCATATTAAGAGCTTTTGCATCAGCCATTGATGTCAATATAGTGTTCTTTTGCGAGTTTTGTAAAAAATATTGCGTATTATTACTATCTACGGTCTTTATTTTAGGCACCATGAAGATATAAATGTTGTTATCCTGGCCTGCATGAGCAAAATTAACTTCATTAAACAACACTCTTGCATCTTGATTAGGTCTGGTAATTCCTAAACTATAAAAATATTTTATATAATTTTCAATATAGTTTCTGTTGTTAACGGTTGAAGAACTAGTTATAATATTTTTATAATTCTTGTCTATAAATGTTGTAAAGTCTACTTCTGTAATTAACCTGTTTTGACTAAAGAATGTTTTAGGAGCATTTAATCTTATTTCATCAACCGATTCTTTTTCACTTGGTGGTGATGAAGCAATAGGGTTAGTAAAAGATATATAACTTGCATTTGTGGTGTTTAAATAGTTTAACGAAGTGTTTAATACATCTTGTTTAATACGATTAAATTGCGGTGTTGAATAAAAGTTTATTGTATTGCCATTTAGCTGGTTTGGTGAAATTATGCCAGAAGCACCGTCGCTTTGCAGATAATAAATATATACCCCATCGCCCGGGTTTAATTTTTTACCAAATACACCATTACCAAATTTAAGTTCGTAAAATTCATTTTCATTTATACGTAATTCAAAACTATTAGAATCACTACTCTCTAAGAAAAGTGAATTGGTTACTTTATACTGGGTGAAGACATTAGTTGCGGCGTTATTAACATATACATCAATACTAGATTGATCTATATTTAAAGGAGTATTTGTTGCGGTGTCTTTAGATACAATCGTAAACGTTTCAAAAGGCTCTCCAGTTGCTCCTATGGGTGGAAACTCTATAGTTTTTCCTTGATATAATAAATTTTCATCATATAAGGAAGTAAGGTCTTCAACACCTGTTAACGATTTACTAAAAGTTACGTCGTTTGGAAATGAATAATATATACCATTAATTGTAAAATAACTATAACGTGGAATTGTGTATATGTTTAAAGGTAAATTAGTGTTAGCTGTAGCTTCAAATGATAGTAAAGAGGTTTTATACCCAGTTGGGTTGTAGTTAATTAATTTAACAAGCCGGTTCATATTTTCATACAAACTAGTTTGATTGAATAACGACTCATTACTTGTAGTATTAAGATAAAATAATAGGTAATGGTATGAAAGAGCAACTACATCCATAATGGCATTAAGATTGCTGCCTTCGAAGTTTTGATCAGTAAACACCCCACCAGCATTAAGCCGGTCTTTAATGAGTTGTTTTAAAGTTAACGCATCAAATGTTGCGTAACTGTTTCTAGGTAATGTGAAGTCTGTTAAATTTTGTGACATTTTAATTAATTATTTTTATAAAAACCTGTTTTATCTAAAACCCCAGATACTTTTACCTGTTGAACATTAAATCTTGGAACTGATATACTCAATTCAATGACATACTGTTGGTCTTCTTCTTTTGGAGTTATAGATATGTTGATTATATTTACTCTTGGTTCAAACGTTTCTATGCCAAAATTAATAGCATTGCCGATTAACCTTGCACGGTCTTTTGATACTGGTAAAAACAATAAATCTCTAAAACTTATACCAAAAAGAGGGTTTAATGGTTTTTGACCAGGAGTTGTTGTTATTATATTAGATATGCTGTTAAATATTGCACCGAGATTATCATCTGAGTTGAGATCTGTAATCTGTAACGTCTTAGCTAACTGATTATTATACGTATTATCTAATGTAAAATCTATGTTTGCGTCTTTATATACAGTAGAATTAGTTCTATTCGCATTAACATTTGTTAGTATATCTAGATTTAACGTTGCCATCATGAATATTTATGGATAGAATAGAAAATTACAGAGATAGAATAAATAATAATATGCGTAACAAGTTCCTAACATTGGTTGAAAATAATATTACTAAGTATACTAACGGTGGGCTGCTTGTCGGCTATGTAGTCAAGCTCAGAGATGGTTATAAGAGTCTTGAATATTTTAAAACTCTTAGTAGCGATATGCAGACTGCCATAACTGACTTTTTCGGTGCTAATGATCTTAATAAACGGGTAATTAATATTAAAACTGGCTACCCTTCATCATCACCTAATAATGACGATAACAGAGGCTCATGTTTTACCGTTGAGGTTGCAGCTGAAACAGCGCCAGGTCGTTATGATAAAGAAAACAAAATTTCAGTACCTTCAGACATCTTAACAGTAGTTAAGCAAGACGGAGCTAATCTAGTATCAATTCCAGATAGCATGTACAAGAAAGAAAGACGTAACTTAAAACCTGTTGCGCCAGAAGAAAACGAAGAAGTGCCAAACAATCCATATTTACAGACAATGTTATCTCAAGATGGTGATAAATTAACAAGGGGCGACAGAGCTTTGTTAAACAAAAATATAACCATACCATCAAGCCCTGCTAAAGATATGAAGTCACCTATGGTGCCTAAGAGCACTCATATGTATTTACCGACAACTATTAAGAAATAATTTTTGAAACGGTAAGAAAACAAGCGAATGCATTAATTTCTTTATCAAGAACCATTGCATCTCTATAAAGGTATTCAGCTATAGTTAATATAGCTTCTCTTTTTTTATTTTCCTTTATATCTGACACGATATCTGCTTCATATAAAAAGTTAAGATAGCTTTTAAGCAAGCTATTATAGTCACCTTGAAACTCTAATTCGTTTTCAATTAAATATTTTCTCATTTCTATAAGTTTGTTCTCTTTTATAAACTTATGAATTTTATTAGTGATGCCATTCCGGTCTGCATTTTCTTTTATAGCTAATACACCAGTTATACAATATTTTTGTATAACATTAATAGTTTTACGTATGTCAGGAAAGTTTTCTTTAATTACTTTAACTAAATTTAACTTTTCGGTATTAGGTATATCAATGTTTTCGCATTTAAGTATATAGCCTATACGGGTAACAACATCACTTATTACCGGGTTAAGGTCAAAGCATTGTGCTCTACTTTGAATAGGAGGTATGATCTTATGTTTATAGTTTGCTGTAAGGATAAACCGAGTGTATGCACTGTATTCCTCCATGGTATTACGTAAAGCTCTTTGACCATCAATGGTTATACCGTCGCACTCATCTAATATGACGATTTTAATATTACCATCGAAGCTTTTAGTCTGCGAAAAATTATTAACCTTGTTTCTGATCGTATCAATACCGTTTTCGTCAGAAGCATTGATGTACAAATACTGACATTTTAATATATCCTGGACTATAACCTTAGCAATTGTCGTCTTACCTATACCAGGTGTTCCTATAAACAGTAAATTAGGAACTTCTCCCTTTAAACTACTGAAATAGTTCCTGTTATCAGGAGATAACACCATTTCATTTAAAGTTTTTGGTCTATATTTTTCCGTCCAAATACTATTTAGCATATTAAAATTGTGTAACTGTTCCGTCTATAGTCAATTCACTAGGAAGTAATTTATCAGATGAGCCAAATCCTTTCTCACCTCTTTGAGATTCAGTTGCTCCTGTCGACCAATGAACGTTAGCTTGAATAAGTGGGTGTATAACTAACTGGGCTACCTTATCGCCAGGTGCAAATGTCTGTGGTTCAGTTCCGAAATTATATAATTTGATACCCATATCGCCTCTATAACCATTATCGATAATTCCACTGTGAGGAAATATATGTTTTTTAAAGCCTACTCCTGATCTACCTTCAATTTTAATCCAATATCCTGGTGTAATATGTGCTAATTTAAGACCAACAGGAACTACAGCCCAACTTTTTGGTGGGACTACAGTTTCTTCAACTGCAGTTACATCTAAACCAGTATCACCAGTAAATGGATCTGAATGGTTGCTCTGAGGCAACACAGCTTTAGGATGCGTTAAAATGAATTTGATATCAATAGGAAACATATATTCATGATTATACATATGGAGCTCTTTAAATCAAGGAATTATATCATAAGTATTTTAATGGCTGATGATAATACCATTAATACTGCAGTTAATCAATTAGTTGATCAATTGCAAAATAATACAATGAATCTTAAAAAGAAAGAAGATTCAGAATTGCCTTTAGATCAAGAAAATTTAGAAAAATTCTTATTACAGTATTCAGGAAAATTAATTAAAGGTAGTGTTGAGTTTGTTGATGATTTAAAGGCTTATGTACAATCTGCTCCTTCACCAGAAGATATAACAGCCATGGCTAGTTTAGTGAGTTCTTCTGCTGCAGCAATCGAAACTCTAAATAAAATATTAATAGCTAATAAAAATAATGCAACTAAAGTTAATATTAAAACAATGGATATCGAATCAAAGAAACAGTTACAACAGATTGATGTTGATGGTAAATTGCTGATGAATAGAGAAGTATTATTAAAACAATTAATAGACAATTCGAAGGTTATAGACTTACCAATTAATCTTTAATTATAGATTAATAGCTTCTAACAATGCTCATCTAATTGGGTAGCAGCATTTAAAGCATTCTTCGAAACATCTTTCTTAGGATCATCTACTTTTACTTTAACTTGATCAAGAGTTATAGCTTCTAACGTACTTTGTCTAGCAACATTTAAAGCATTCTTCGAAGCATCTACTTTTAATTGTAACCCTTCCATATCAGTTATAGTGTATTTAAAAAATACAGATTTGTTATCTGTATTACCACTTTTAGGGTTAATAAGTTTAAAAAATAATATAAAACTACTTATACTACCAAGAATAGTTAATAATGTGGTGAGTAATGATAATTGATACACTTGCACTCTATTATAATAAATTATATCTGTTACTAGATTTGTACCGTGTGCTGTTTTAGCTGTAAGGTTATTAACGGGGTTAATATTAACACCAAGAACCTTTACTGTAGGTTGCAATCCTCGTAAATTTCTCTTTAAAAGTGGGTTAGTGTAGTAACTAAACATTATAGATGTGGATAACTCATTATTTGAAAGTTTTGTATACCCAGTAGCAGGCATATTTGTAGGGTTAAAATACTGCGAACTGTATATATCATAGTATGGGTTAACATTACAATCCATGACTGACACTTTATCTGAAAGAAAACCTATATCATCTGAAAAGTTAGTAAAATAAACGTTGTTTGAAATCTCAGCATCAATCTTTTCTTTATATTCTTTTGAGAAAGATTGATATTTTTCTATAAAATTTAATTTAAAGATATCAT